CTTCAGCTGGATGGCCTTGTCGCGCAGGTTGTTGATGAAGTCGCGGGCGTAGGTGAGCACCGAGGTGTCGGCCTGTGACCAGCTGAAGATGCCGTTGTCGCTCAAGATGCGTTCCTCGGCGAAAGAGACGAACTGGTCAACGTGATCAGGGACGACGGCTTCCGCGATCTGGCGAAGGGTCTGGCACAGCAGCCGGACATCGGTCAGGGTGGGACGTTGTGAAGATTCCGGCGCGGGAGAAGGGGTGGCGTAGCGGCCGGTCTTGCGGATGGCCGGCAGCACCTCGTTGGTGACCCAGCGGCGAAAAGCCTTTGCTTGCGGCTTCCGACTGCGGAGGACCAGGCTGTAAAGGCCTGACTCGTTGATCAGCAGAAACTTGCGAACTGAACCTTCATACTGTGAAGGTTCGCGCTTTTCGTCGTCGTCCAGGCCTGCCAGTGCCCGAGTAGTGTTGACGATGTCAAGGACTGCGCAGACATCGGCAGCGACAAACCACGGTTCGCCGTCAATCTGAACAGTGCGAACCTGGGCGGTGTGGAATTGGAAAACCTGGGGTGCAGCGGTGCGAGTGATGGCTTGCATGGTCGTACTCCTGGAAACGGATTTTGTTTTCCGCCCCCGTCGCCAAACGGGTGAGCGGAACCGTGTCGGGTTGGCGAACCGGGTCCAGGGACCGGCAGACCTTTCGGTCTCCCAACACGGCCCGCCCATTGGGTGACCATGCTGACGGACGTGAAAAAGCCGCTTGTTAGGCGGCTGTCCGCCTGGAACTTCCGGGTCGCCAAACCCAGGTCGCTGTTGTTTCAGCGACGGCTCAACTTTAGTCCTTGTCGATTCGCCCTGTCAAATACTTTCGACAAGTAATCAAAAGGTTAGCATTGCTCACTTTTTTTTGCAAAGCCATTCCCCCGTCGCCAAACAGAGGAGCGGAAGCTAGTCCTTGCCTCCTTTTTCTACTGCAGCAGCGACCGCTATGCTCAGCACCAAAGCTAATATGAACCATATCCCTCCGAACAGGATTGCGCCGAGGATGAAACCGACCTGAGTATTGAGTACGACAAGCGCGGCAGCTATGCCTGAAGCCCAGGTGCTGACTGTGGCGCTGTTGTTCTTAGTCACAATGCCGAGCTTGGCGAGCGCCAACGCAACTAGGAAAGCTGCTACGCCCACCCAAACCAGCCCGTGAATTCCGTAGTCTGCAGTATCGGCCATTCTCGAATCTCCGCTAAGCAGGGACTGAGATTATGGCATCAGGAATCAAATCGAGGCAGCACCCGCGGGGGCAGGCGCTGCCGCAATTAACTCGTGGTGTTTCGTTGTGAGTTTCGGCGCCCCAGGATCGGCAGCGTCGAGACTTTCGCACTCGTCCGGGATAGTCACTCCGGAGTCCAAGCGGTCTGCGATTCGGCCTTGGGTTCGTCGGTGGTTCCGCATCCGCGGCCTTCACCCCTAGATCAGCCTATCGCTGGTGCCTCTCTTCTATCCCGCTGGTCCTGGCGGTTGGGGGGTAGTGCTGCTCCCCTTGATTCCCATCTTAGTGAGTGTTGCTCACTTGTGCAAGAAATATTTTCCAACTTTTTTACAGCAGACTTCGGTGGGGCACGCAGCGAGGGGCGGCGGTGGTGCGCGTCGTACATACCGGGGGCGCAGTAGCGGTGCGCGTCGTACATACCGGGGGCGCAGTAGCGGTGCGCTCGGCTCACGAGCCAGACAGACGGCGGTGCGCACACTTCACCCATTCGTGAGAAGGCATCACGGATGGAGCGTACAAAAGCGGGATTTGTACATTTTGTACAAACGTTTTGTACGCTTGTTAAGTCGTTGATTTATATAGGAAAAGTGCATGTTATATGGGTAAAATGTACAAATAGTACAAAATAGCGGACAGTTGGTGCACCCATACGTAAACACATATGCGTATACATGTAGCGCACAGGTGGGTAGGGCAGGGCGTTTCTATTTTCTATCCCCTATTATCTTTTTACTTATTTTGTACTATTTGTATATTTGTATAAAAAAGAAGATAAAGTACTGAAAGTAAAGGGAAAATCAGGACGTACAAAAGAACGTACAAAATCAGGCGGTAAAACTGTTTTGTACAGACGCCGTTCCGGCGGCCCATCGATACTGATTGGCGGCGCTACGGACAGAAGGAGGCGGTTCGAAACATAGCCAAACCGGTAGGCAAGTTGAAGGGGCAAACGCTCCGGCAAGAAGGGAGCCGCACGCCTTGCTGAATCAGACGGAGAAGAGGGGCAAAAGCAGGGCCGAAGCGCCCAGCCCTTCGAAAATGGAGGGCGCAAACTCGCCGACCATCGCCGATGAGGAGGTTTATAACAACAGGGAATAGTGATCCGCACCACTATTCGAATTAGTGATACTCCCTCATAATTGCGCCTGGGGTATCGCAGGGGTGCGAGATGATGGATAGGGGTGTGCTGAGGCTCGCAGAGGAACGTCAGATCGTGGAGCACTTGAGGCAGCGGGGGAGCGCTGCTTCCGTGTCGGAGATAGCCCTTGAGTTGGGCTGGTCATGGCAACGGGTGTCCAAGATCGTCAAGCGCATGCTCGCGGGATACGAGCTAGGCACGGTCACGAAGGAGCACAAGGACTGGGGCTACCGTATCCGCGTCGTCACGCGTTACCACCCTGCCCGCCCCGTAGAATCGCTTCTGCCGGCCTGGATGGGACAGACGGTGTATCCCGTCGTCCAAGGCCGGCCGATTGTCTTCAGCGAGCATGAGAGGCCGTCACAGGGCCCCAAACCTCGAAGCTAAGACGTTCTGGCCGCCGCCACTCGAATAGCGGGGGTGCGGTAGTGTCGGGGTATGCCTATGACCCCCCAACGCCTCCGCTTCGTCCAGGAATACGCCGTCGACCTCAATGGCGCCGCAGCGGTGATTCGTGCCGGCTACGCGGCTTCTGACGCAAATAACCAAGCGTACCGGCTCCTTCGCGACGTCGAAGTGCAGGCCGCAGTAGCTGCCGAGCTTGCGATCAAGCGCAAGCGCAACCAAATCACGCAAGACCGGGTTTTGCAGGAACTCGCGCGCATCGCGTTCTTCGATCCGCGAAAACTGTTTTACGCGGATGGCTCACCGAAAGGTATTCACGAGCTGGATGACGACACCGCCGCAGCTATCGCAGGCATGGATGTGTCAGACATTTTCGAGGGGACCGGCCCGAGTCGGCGTTTTGTTGGTCAGCTGAAGAAGTACAAGCTGGCGGACAAGATGGCGGCGCTGACTACCGCGATGCGGCACCTTGGGATGCTCAACGACAAGCTGGTCGTGCAAGGCGATCCAGATAACCCTGTCGAGGTCCGCCAGGTGGCCATGACTTTGGCGGAGCAGGTGGCCAGCATCCAGTTTCGAAAGGTGCTGGAATGAGCCTGGCGCTGGACATCCTCGATTTCAGCTACGACGAGGCCCTCGAGCTGTATTCGACGGCGCATCTGTGGCCGCTTGAGGACGTCGCGACGCTGGGCAAGATGGACCGGTTCTTTCTGCTGACGCACTTGCTCAAGCGCAAGGACGCGGTGCACCCATGGATATACGCACGCTGTCGCGAGGTCGAGAAGGAGCCCGACGGATACCTCGATCTGTGGGCGAGAGAGCACTACAAAAGTACGATAATCACATATGCAGGGATCATTCAAGAGATCCTGCGAGATCCAGAGATTACCGTCGGGATATTCAGTTTCAATAAAAACACCGCCCGCAAGTTCCTGCGACAGATCAAGTACGAGCTCGAGTCGAATCGACTCCTGCAGGCGCTTTACCCTGAGATCCTGTGGACCGACCCGCAGAAGCAGGCACCGCGCTGGTCTGAAGATGGCGGAATTGTCGTCAAGCGGAAGAGCAACCCAAAAGAGGCCACCCTCGAAGGGCACGGCCTGGTCGACGGTCAACCGACGGGGGCGCACTTCCTGCTTCGCGTCTACGACGACGTGGTGACGCTGGAGTCGGTGACGTCGCCGGAGATGGTCACCAAGACGACCGAGGCTTGGTCCCTGTCGGACAACCTGGGCGCCCGAGGTGAAACAGGCATCGCGCGGGTATGGACGATTGGTACGCGCTACTCCTTCGCCGACACATATCAGACGATGATCGATATGAAAGCGGTGATGCCGCGTATCTACGCCGCTACCGACACAGGGTTACCAGACGGCAAACCGGTGTTTCTGTCACAGCAGATATGGGATGACAAGCGCAAGAAACAGACGTCCAGTGTGCTGGCCGCTCAGATGTTGCAGAACCCTGCTGCCGGCAACCAGGCGATTTTCAACAAAGACTGGTTGCGCTTTGCCGACATCCGCCCGGCAACGCTCAACGTCTACATCCTGTGCGACCCGGCGAGCTCGCGAAAGAAAGGCAGCGACCGCACCGCGATTGCAGTGGTGGGTATGGACTCCGGTGGCAATCGGTGGCTGCTGGATGGCTACCACCACCGGATGAGCCTGTCGGAGCGCTACCAGGCCATCAAGGGGCTGCGCAAGTACTGGCTCAACATGCCGGGCGTCCAGACGCTGCGGGTCGGCTATGAGCGGTACGGATCAACGTCCGACCTCGAGTACTTCGAGGAGGCGATGCTGCGCGACAGGGACAGCTTCGAGCTTGTAGAGCTGGCATGGCCACGGGAAGGCCCCGGCAGCAAGATCGACCGGGTACAACGCCTTGAGCCGGACTTCCGGGAGGGTCGCTTCTATCTGGCCGCTGTGACTGCGAACGAGACCAAGCGGCAGGCTGAAATGCGCGCTACGGGCCAGGCTTTCCGGATATTCACGCCTGTTCGGCGCCGGGATGAGCATGGAAATTTGTACTCACTGAACAAGAACTTCATCGAGGAGTTCCTGGTATTTCCCTTCGGCGCCCACGACGACTTTATCGACGCTACGTCCCGCATTTACGACATCGACGCCGCGCCTGCGCTGGTTATCGACGAGAGGGTGCTGGAACCCGAGACCTACGAGGAGGCTGCATGAAAACCCTGGAAGAGACGGGGCGAGATACCCCAGTGGTGTTGCCAGCCAGCCAGCGCCTATTCAGCGAGGAGGTAGGCATTGCTGCGGCGGATAGCCCGCTGCCTGACAAGGATCCGGGCTATCAGTTCTCGAATGGTCGGCGCTTTAGTGACGGGGGCAAAGCAAATGGTGACCGCTGATCCACGAGAGGTGCCCGACAGCAGGAGGCGTGAGACAGACCCTTATCTCCTCCTGCCAGAAGTGATCCGCACGACGGTTAGCCGAGCGGAATACCTATTCATGACTGATGCCCAAAAGGCAGGCCTGATCGAGGCCGAAACCGAACCGGAGTACTGACTATGAGGTATCGAATCCGTGAAGACTTCAAGGATTTGCTGGCGTTTCTGCTGTTCCGCAGTGTCTGCCGCTACGACGCCGTCGATCGCCTGGTGAGCTGGTTTTTCCTATTCACCATCGGCTTGGCAGTGCGGGCCCTTTACACAGGAGCGTTCCAATGATCGACAACCTCGCAACGGATGCACCGCAGCTGTCGGCCAACGACCTGGTCTTCGCCAAGGAAATGGCTGAAGCGTTGCATGCCGCCTACCCGAATCACCTATGGGCGGTGACGTGCGAGAGCGAAAAAGGCATCGCGACAATTCGCAACATGATGCTGTCGGGCGACTGGGGTTACATCCTTCGGCTGCCCACGATCTACTCGATGAGCCAGTTCAAACACAAGGTGCTGCATGCCGGAGGGGAAATCCTCGAGCGCTTCCGGCTGGCCCGAGGCCGCGCCAACGATGACCGCATTTCCGACCTGGCAGTGGATTTTTCCGGCCGCGTCGCAGGAGACAAGAGCAAATGATTGATGACGCCAAGGCGCTGCAGCTGGCGCGGGACGCATATCGAGGGTCCACGGACTACTTCAATGCCAACATCCGGCAGCAAATCGAGCGGGATCTTCGGCAGTTTCAGTCTCGCCACGCGCCAGATTCGAAGTACGCATCGGACGCGTACAAATCCCGCTCGCGCCTGTATCGGCCGAAAACCCGGTCGGTGATTCGCAAAAACGAAGCCTCCGCGGCAGAGGCGTTTTTCTCGACGTTGGACGTCGTGTCTGTGTCGGCGCAAGACGAGCAAAATGACATGCAGCAGGCCAGCGCTGAAGTCGTCAAGGCGCTACTTCAATATCGCCTGACCAAGACGGTTCCCTGGTTTCAGACCGCCATCGGTGCGTACCAGGATGCACAGACCGTCGGCGTCGTGATTAGTCAGCAATGCTGGAAGTACAACCCGAAAAAGCGCATCGACACGCCCGCAGTCGATTTGATCCCTCTCGAAAACTTCCGCTTTGACCCGGCCGCCAGCTGGATCAATCCTGTGGAAACCTCGCCGTACCTGATTCGCTTGATACCGATGTACGTGAAGGATGTCCGCGAGAAGATGCAACCTGGAGCGGACGGGTCGCCGGCAAAGTGGCGCACTCTCTCCGACCAGCAGCTGTTGACATCCATCACCCACTACGACAGCACCCGCCTGCTCCGCGAGGACAATCGGATGGACAGTCGAGACAAGACGACGGCCATCACCGCGTTTACGACGGTATGGGTCCACTTGGTCGTCATGGACATCGATGGGGATGACTACCTGTTTTACACGCTCGGCGAACAGTACCTGTTGTCCAGCCCGGAGCCGCTGGAAGCACACTATGCGCACGGGCAGCGGCCGTTCGTCGTCGGATCCTGCGTTATTGAGACGCACAAGCCTTACCCGTCTGGGGTGTCGAGGCTTACCCGAGACCTGCAGGTCGAAGCCAACGAAATTGCCAACCAGCGGATGGACAACGTCAAGCTGGTCATGAACAAACGGTACTTCGTCAAGCGCAACACCCAGGTGGATATCCGCAGCCTGACGCGCAACATACCGGGCTCGGTGACGCTGATGCACAACCCGGAGGCAGATGTCCGCGTCGTCGAGACCCCGGATGTGACGTCTTCGAGCTACGAAGAGCAGGACCGCCTGAACGGGGACTTCGATGATTTGGCCGGAAACTTCAGCAGCTCGAGCGTGGCCAGTAATCGCCGGCTGAACGAAACGGTAGGAGGTCTGGAGTTGCTGAACGCACCGGCGAACCAGCTTACGGCCTATCAGCTCAAGACCTTTGTCGAGACATGGATGGAGCCGGTGCTGCGGCAGCTTGTGCTCCTCGAGCAGCATTACGAGACCGACAAGCGGATCCTGGCGCTGGCGGGCACGAGTGCCAAGCTGTTCCAGCGTTTCGGAATAGATCAAGTCACGGATGAGCTGCTAGAGCAGGAGCTGACGCTATCCGTCGATGTCGGCATGGGCGCGACCAGCCCTACCCAGAAGATCAACGGCCTGCTTATGGCGTTCAACGGGATCAAGACAGCCTTGGCAGATGGGGTACTTGAGCGCTACGGCGTCGAGCCGACGGAAATCGTGAAAGTTGTGATGGGGGCCATGGGCCATCGTGACGGTGGCCGGTTCTTCAAAAGCCTGGGCACGGACAAGGATCCGCGCATCGTGGCGCTGCAGACTCAGCTGCAGCAGTTGCAGTCCGCGCTGGATGCCAAGCACCCGCCTGAAATCATTGCCGCTCAGGCTCGGCTGATCAACGCTCAGGCGGACCAGACCGCAGCATTGAAGGTGGAGACCGGCGTCAAGAGCGCCTATGCAGCCATGCAGGCCGCGGAAGTTATCGCGACCATTCCCCAGGTGGCACCGGTAGCTGACAAGGTCATGCAGTCCGCAGGCTATCAGTTCCCGGTCCCTGAAGGCGTTGACCCGAACTATCCAATCGGGCCACAGGCGATGACCGAAGCAGGCATTACGGCAGGCCAGACCGGCGCCGCCCCGATAGCACAAGACGTCATCCCGGATCCCACCAGCACGGATCCGATGATGCCGTCCACCGGTGGCGTCGGGGCCATGCACGGAATTGAAACGCAGCGTGCAGACGGCGTGCGGGACTGAGCGTTCATTAGCGGGGGTGCGATAGGGTGCCGGCCATGACGACCGAAAATGACGACCTGCGGGACATCAAGAACACGATCGACTTCGGCTTTGAAGCTGAGGCCTTCCTTCAATCCAAGCTCGGGCGCTATCTGATCGGACGCGCCGAGGCTGAAGTGGAGGAGGCCGTCGAGAGGCTGAAGCGCGTAGATCCGGAGAACGCGTCTCAAATTCGGGCGATTCAGCAAACCATCAACGTCGCCGAGAGCTTCCAATACTGGCTGGGTGAAGCTGTCCAGGCGGGTATTACTGCACAGAGCGAATTCATCGAACAAGGATCTTGACCATGCCGGCACCCAAAACAGACGACGCTATCTACGAGGACGCTCTCGCCGACGTGTCGCCTGATGACGTTAAACCCCGTCCGAAGTCGAAGCGCGAGCTGGACATGGAGCAACTTGAGGCGAGCCATCTGCGCCGTCTGGAAGAGGAGTCCGGCGTCAAGCTAACGTCGGAAGACCCTCCGAAAGACGACCAGCTGGCTGCGCAGTTGGCGGACGAGGAACTTGATGGTGCAGCTGCTGCTGTGCCTGAAGTCATCGCGGATGTGGCAGGCCGAAGAATCCGAGTGAAGGTGGACGGCGTTGAACAGGACGTGCCCCTCGATGAGGTGCTGCGCTCGTACCAGAAAGGCAGCGCAGCTGACCGTCGGTTGGAAGAAGCAACCCGGCTTTTGAAAGAGGCGCAAGAGCAAGCGCGACAGCAAATTGCTCCGAAACTGCCGCAACAGGAAACTGCTGTAACCCCGCCCCAGGCTGGGCCAGACGAACTGGAGACCGCGGTAAAAGCCGCCCTGTCGAACCTCTACCAAGGGGACGACGGGGCAGCGGCAAAAGAGCTGGCATCGATCATCGCCCGGAGCGCGCAACCCGCTACTCCTGTGGTACCTGATCTGGACGTCGGCACTCTTGCCAACCAACTGCAACAGCACCTCGACGTGAAGAGCGCGCTGCAGAAGATCAAGGATGACTACCCGGATATCCCTGCGAACCGAGACCTGGAAATGCTGACTCTCCTGAAGGTGGAAGCCAAGGAGACGGAAGGCATGGCTCGCTCTGCGGCCATTCTGGCTGCGGCAGATGAGGTCTACGCGACGTTGGGAAAGAAGCCTGGGCGCCAACCTGAACCGGTAGCCAGCAAACGCGAAGAGAAGCTGGCGCGCAAGGCGGCTATGGATCAACTCCCGGCTGCCAACGTGTCCGCGGCAACGCAAGACCAGACCGAAGACGACAGCCCGTCCGCCGTGATTGCGGCGATGGCGGCCAAACGGCTGGGGCAGAGCCTGCCGCGATAATCCAGACTCAAATCAATAGGAGATTCAGCCATGGCTGGTCAATTGTGGCTCACGAACTCGCTGGGCGGCTATATGTGGAGCCCGAACCTCTCGAAGGTTCTGCGTTTCTCCCTGCAGCCCCTGTGCAAGTTTCGCCAATTCGCTGACATCAAAGATGCGGCGGTGCAAGGCAAGGGGAAGGGCGACACCTTCCATTGGAACGTCTATTCCGACGTGGCGACCCAGGGCACGGTGCTTCTGGAAACCGACACGATGGCGCAGACCAACTTCACGATCACGCAAGGCACGATGACCATCACCGAGATGGGCAATTCCGTGCCGTTCAACTCCAAGCTGGATGATCTCTCTGAACATCCCGTCAAGGAGGTGATCCAGAAGGTTCTGAAGAACGATGCGAAGAAGGCCTTCGATATCGGTGCCGCGGCCGAGTTCAACAAGACTCCGCTGCGCGTGATTCCGACTGGAGGTACCGACACCGCGTCGGTGACGCTGTTCACCAACGGCACGGTCACCGGCACCAACGCGGTCGGTCTGGGGGCGGCCCACGTCAAAGCGATCGTGGACATCATGAAAGAGCGAAACATCCCCCCGTACGAGGCGGATGACTACTTCGCGCTGGGTCACCCGAGCACTTTCCGCCCGTTCAAGAACGATCTGGAGCAGATCCACAAGTACGTGCAGGAAGGCTTCCAGATGATCATGAACGGCGAAATCGGGCGCTATGAAAGCACCCGCTTCGTCGAACAGACGAACATCGTGAAGGCGTCTTGGTCGGGCGGCAAGTCCAACTGGGCTTATTTCTTCGGCGCCGACACCGTGGCTGAAGGCATTGCTGTGCCCGAGGAGATGCGCGGCAAGATCCCGACAGACTACGGCCGTTCCCGCGGGATCGCCTGGTACTACCTTGGGGGTTTTGGTCTGGTCCAGACCCAGCCTTCCCAGGGACGTATCGTGAAGTGGGACAGCGCAGCCTGATCATCTGCGCTCCTGCTGGGAAAAGCCGCCTCCGGGCGGCTTTTCTTTGTCTGCCGATTAGCGGGGGTGTGGGAAATTGGCTGCGCGGAATAACCCAACAACTCGACCCATCTGGAGCACGGCCATGTCTTTCCCTCGCGAACTCGCAGACCTGAACGGCAGATCGTCCGGGGGCTCGCCGGCTTTGCCTGAAACCCCTGCAGGCCTGGTTGCGGCAAATTCCCCGGACGATTCTGGCCGCCTGCGCTACGTCACGGACGGTGCAGACCTTCAAGGCGCCGCCGCGGAGACAGGCGTTGACATCCTGACTGGTGCGGAAAGTGACCTCAGCATGGTGCAGAGAGAAGACTTTAACGGCGACACCTACGTCGGCGACACCTACAACCCGCCGCACGGCTTCTTGACCCGCCCGCAAGGATGGGAACGATAACCTGGAGAACGAAATGATCCACAGCGGTATGTACCGGCCCACCGGAGAGCTGCAAGGCGACACGCGGGCCATGCCGGACCGAGGCACCAGTACCGGCCTACCTGATAACCCGTTCGGCTCCGATGCGGACAACGTCGGCCACGACCTGGACATGGATGCGACCAACTCGATGGGGAGCATCACCCGTTCCTCACGTAGCGACGTGCCGGGCGAAGAGAACATCAACGATGCAGATGCCGGACGGGATTCCGGCAGCGAACAGGAGTATGCGTAATGGTTTTAAAACTCGACCGTAGCAAGGGCTTTGCTGAAGTATTCAACGACGACCAGGGCCGCCGTTTCTTTCAGGACGGCAGCTATTTTGACAGCAATGAAGAGCTGATCGGCGGCGAAGCCCCTCGTACCACACGCGCCAAGAAGTCCGCCGAGCCGGTGCCGGCT